CCTGGCGATGTACGACGCCGAACACGGCCGCCGGCTGCACGATGAATACCGCCGCTGGAAGAAACTCGCCGCCGGCGACTCGCTGGTTTCCGACGTGGCAGTCCCGGCCTCTTTCGAGCGCACCGTGACCCGCGAGGCGCTGTACCAGCTGGTCGGCCTCGGCCTCTGCGATGTCGGCACTGCGCAATATGCCGCCGTGGTCCAGCTGCCGTACAGCTACCGCGACACCGCCGCCGCCGGGCGCAGCAACACCCGCGTGTATGAAGGCGGCGCGATCCGCCGCGCGGGCGTGAAGCAGGCGCTGGAAGAGGCCCGCCCGATCCCGCAGAAGATCGCCTTCGAGGTCTCGGACGAGCTGCGCTACCTCGCGGGCAACGGCCAGATCAACTTCGACATCGTTGCCGAGAATGCCCGCAACGCGGTGCGCATCATCGGCGAGGACACCGAAAAGCTGATCTTCGACGAGCACCTCAACGCCGCCGACCAGTACGCCGTCACCGCGGTGACTGACGAAGCTACGGCCACCGGCGACGGCACGAAAAAGACCTTCGTGCTGGACAACTTCCCGGTGGTGCGCCCGAAGAAAGTCTACGACCTCCAGGGCAACCAGGTCGGCAACACGCTCTATCCGGTGGTGGTCAAGTCGAACAGCGTCACCCGCAGCGAGTACGACGGTACCGGCACCCAGGGCGCCGGCGTCTACTACACGATTGACTACAACCTCGGCGAGGTGACCTTCGTCAACGAGCTGGGCGTCCCGACCGCGCCGACCAACGGCCATGCGATCGTGTGCAGCTACAGCTACACCACCAACGTCTACAAGTTCGACATCGACCTGGGCGCGCTGAAAACCGACGAAAAATACGACGACTTCCTCTACCGCTTCGGTCTGCGCAAGGCGCTCATCGAGGACCGCGCCTACATGGCCAACCTCGGCATCATGAGCGGCACGCTGCGCACCCAGATCGAGCAGGCCCGCCAGTTCGGCGCGAACTTCAAGCGCGCCGGCACCGACCTGATGGCCGACGGCAACCTGGGGCGGATCAAGGATGTCCCGTCCTTCCGCAGCTACGCCCCCGGCCTCAACGCCGGCGACCAGCGCGTGGTGATCTGCGAGCGGGCGTCCACACGCTTCCGCATGCTGAAGCCCTGGACCATGAACGAACTGGAAAACCAGAAGAATTCCGACGGCCGGTTCACCGGCAAGAAGGAAGCCTACGGCGACCAGTTCATCGTGGTGCACACCCCCACGCAGCTGAAGGGGGCCTTCACCTCGATGGTGGTCTACAGCGCCGGCGCCCGCATCGATCGTTGATAACCCGGCACCGGCCGGCGCACGCCCTGCAGATCGGGCGTCGCCGGCCGCCTGCCATAAAGAGGAACTGCCATGAACGAACGCATCCCGGTGCACAACCCGACTCAAATGCCGATCTACGTCGGCGCCACCATGATCCCCGCCGGCGAGACCCGGCACTTCGACCTGGAAGACGTGCCGCACCACCTGCGCCCCGCGGTCGAAGCGGCCCCGGACGCCGAGCCGGCGCCGGCTGCCGACCTCGTCGCCGACCTGCGGAAAAAGCCGATCAAGGACGTGCTGGATGGCGTCGAGGTGCTGAACGATGCCGACCTGCAGCGCCTGATCGACCTCGAAACCGCGGACGAAAAACCGCGCAAATCCCTGCTGACCGAGCTGGGCGAGCTGCAACTCAAGCGCGCCGAGGAAGCCGAGGCTGCGCTCCGGGACGCCGGGCAGGGCGGTCAGTCGTAACCCGGAGCGCGCATGCCGGGCACCATGAATGAAGCGGATCTGGTCGCGGACCTGAAGGCCTCGCTCAATGAAGCAGCGAGCGTCTTCACCGCGGCCAGTGACGCCGATTTCAAGCGCCAGCTCGCCGCTGCTGCGGTGGCGTTCGGCGCCAAGCGTCCGCGCACGCTGGTCGGCTCGATCACGCTGGTTGCGGAACAGGCGCAGTACGACCCGCCCGCCGGCCTCCAGGGCGTCAAGTCTCATCTCTGGGGTATTGCGCCGAGGATGAAGGCCCAGCCCTGGGACAAGACCTGGACCGGACGGCTGCCGGATCTGCGCCTGGTCGAAGGCGCCACGCCCGCGGCGCGCAAGCTCCAGCTCGACCCGGCGCCAACGGCCCACCAGATCAGCGCGCTCGGCGCCGAGCTGCGCTTCTACTACTACGGCGTCCACGCCATCGGCGCGGACGCGGCAAACACCAGCATCCTTCCCGGCGATCGCCAGCTGCTGCTGCTGCGCGCCCAGGCCGAAGCCATGCGCGAACTCGCCGCCCGCAACATCCAGCGGCCGGTGATCGTCCGGGAGGCAGTCGGCAGCCAGACCCGCAACGGCACGCCCTCGGCCCTCTACGAAAAATTCCTGCAGGAATTCAGGGAGGCGGCATGAGCTACCTGGCGAGGGACCCGCGCAGCGGGATCGACAGCAAAGCGATTGCCGCCAGCAGCCGACGCCCCGATGCCGGCATGACCACTGACCGTTCGGAAGGCTGCGCATGACCACGCGCATCGACATCCGGCTCGACCAGGAGAAGGCCCTGCAGGGCCTCGAACATCTTCCGGGCGCCGTTGCGGCCGAAGTCGATGCCGAGCTGGGCGCGCTGGCGGAGCAGGGTGCCGTGATGATGAAGCAGCGGCTGGCGGCCAACGGTTCAATGGCGCGCACCACGCTGGTCACCTCCATTCGCGCGAAGCGTGAGGCACTGATGCACTGGCGGGTCGCTCCCGGCGTCAACTACGCCCGCGCCGTCGAGGAGGGCACCGGGCCCGCGGTCGGACGCCCCAACTACATGCCGAACCCCGAGCACCTGGAGGACTACATCCGCCAGCGGGGCGGCATCAAGATGGCCGGAAAACCCGGATCCAGTCGCCGCCAGCGCGTCATCAACGAGATCCGCGACCGCGCCTGGGGGCTGGCCGTCCACATCTGGTGGCACGGCACCAAGCCGCGCCCCTACGTCAAGCCGACCGCCGAGCAACTGCGCGCGATCGCCCCGGCCCGCGTCTCGGCGGCCGTGCAGCGCGGCCTGCAGAAGGCCTTCCCGGCATGAGCAGCGAACTCACCACCCGGATGGAAGCCATCAAGGCCAGCCTCGCGGCCTTCCGGCCGCAGCGCGTCGTCACCCGTGACGCCAAGGATCCCTCGAACCACTCCCGCGAAGACCGGCTGAAGGGGATTTTCACGATCGTCGCGCTGAACGAGGGCGACTACACCAACGCCCCCGGCTACCTGGCCCAGGACGGCCGCCAGGGCTTCGTCATCCTCGGCGACATCGATCTGGTGCCGAATCAGGCGCCCTCCAAGATCGAAGATGCGGAAGGGCTCATGCTCGACGACATCAAGGCCTGGGTGCGCTCCACCGCCAGCAGCCCGACCCTGTGCCTGGTGCGGCTGATCCGCGTCATCTTCAGCGGCCAGATCGCCAGCCCCAGCGGCTGGATCGTCTGCGAACTGGACTACAAACCATGAGCGCCCGCGCCGCCGTCCGCCTCGCCTGGATCCTGTTCCTGGTGATCGCGATCGCGCTGGTCGCACTGCCGACCCAGGCGCAGGCGCCGCAGGTCGAGGTCGAAATCCGCTACCACCTCGACGAACAGAGCGGGCTGGCCGTGCTGCCCGAGGCTCAGCTGCTGCTGATGCAGCAGATCAACCAGCGCCTCGCGGAAGAACTGCGCGCCCTGCAGAACAAGACGGGGTGCATCTGATGCGCGCCATCACCCACATCGTTGTCCACTGCAGCGCCAGTCCCAACGGCCGCGCCGTCTCCGCCCAGGAGATCGACGCCTGGCACCGCCAGCGCGGCTTCCGCCGCAGCGCGCCGGTTGGACAAAAGCATCTGCCGCACATCGGCTACCACTACGTCATCGAGGTCGACGGCACCATCACCGAAGGCCGCAGCCTGGGCGAGATCGGCGCCCATGTCGCAGGTTCCAATGCGCGCTCGATCGGCATCTGCATGATCGGCACGGACCGGTACACACCGGCGCAATGGGATGCCCTGGCCAGTCTGCGCGACGATCTCTCCCGTGCGTTCCCGGAGGCGCGCTGGGTCGGCCACAGAGACTTCAGCCCGGACCAGGACGGCGACGGCGTCATCGAGCCCTGGGAATTCATCAAGACCTGCCCGGGCTTCGATGTCGCGGAGTGGGTGGCTAACGGCGGACTCCCGCGCCAGGCGCATCTACTGGAGGCCGACTGATGGACATCCTGACCCTCGTCGGCGCCATCGCAGCCCCCGCGGTACCGGCGCTGCTCGGCGGCTTCCTGACCAACCGCACCACGCTGTGGATCGCGCTCGCGGCCGCGCTCGCGGGCGCCGCGGGCGGCGTCTACGTCACGAAAAAATTCTGGGATGCCTCGGAAAAAGCTGCCGTCCTCGCCGCAGCCAACCTGCAGGAAACCCGCTTCATCACCGTCATCAAGGTCGAGAAAGTCATCCAGGACCGCATCCGCGTGGTCCGCGAGAAAGGGGAGGAGATCATCCGTGAAATCCCGGTCTACATCACCCAGCAGGCCGAGCAGGCCTGTCCTGGCGGCCTGCCTCATGGCTTTGTCCGGCTGCACGACGCCGCTGCCCTCAACCAGTCTCCCGGACCCGCCGCCGTCACTGACGCGCATCCCGCCGGCATTGGGCTCGCTGAAACCGGCCGCGTCGTCGCCGGCAACTACCGCGAATACCACACCTGCCGCGAGCAGGTGATCGGCTGGAACCTGTTCTACGGCTGCCTGCGCAGCGCCCAGGATCCCCGCGACGTTGATCGCTGCATCACCACCCATGCGCCGAAGGAGGGCGGATGATGGAACAGGTATTTCTGGGCATCGCCTACGACCAGGCGCTCGCCGGCACCGTCGGCGGTGTCGTCTCCCTGGCTTTTATCCGCGACCTGACCCCGATCAAGGTCTGGCTGGCCATCTTCACTGGCTTCGCCTGTTCGGCCTACCTCACCGCCACGCTGTCGCGACTCGGCATCGCCCTGGTTGAAAAATTCGTCGGCCCGATGAAACACGCGCGCGAGGATCTGCTCGCCGTGTCCTTCCTGCTGGGCCTCCTCGGTGTTTACCTCGTCGCCGGCGTCGTCAAACTTGCCGACCGTTTCGGCGCCGATCCGCTCGAACTCATCCGGAGATTTCGCAATGGTCCTGGAAATCCTTAATTCAGCCGCCGCCCTGGTTACGGGCATTTTCCTGCTCTGCATGATGCAGACCACCTTCCGCGACAGCGACCTGCTGTTCCGCTGCGGCATCGCCGCCATCGCCGCCGGCGCGATCGGCATCGCGATCGGTCCGGCCTGGGGCATCAGCTTCGTCAGCTTTCCGCAGATGCTGCTCAACATCGCGCTGATGGTCTTCGTCATCCAGCTCAGGGCCCGCCAGCGCGGCTGGACCTGGCAGCTGCTGCGTGACCGCGTCCTGCGCCGCCGGAGGATCTGCGCATGAAAAAAAAGACTGGCACCACCACGACCCCTGCCGCCACGGCTGAAACCCTGCGCGTCGCCTACCACCAGGGCCCGCCGGAGATCGGCTACTTCGGCGCCACCTGGCGCCGCGGCGTGTCACAGCCCGTCACTCGGGACGCATGGGCTGCGATGCAGGCCCGCGGCGATTTTTCCAGTTTCGATTTTCGGATAGAGCCGGCCACCCCGGCAGAACAGGAGTAAGACATGGCACAAGCACGCGGAGCACTCGTCAGGCTGCTGTTCCAGAATGAAGCCAACTACCGCACGGCCCCGTCGCCGGCTGCGGTGGTGATGCCCTTCACCAACTGGGACGTCAAGCGCACGCCCAATCGGCAGCAAGACCCCACCGTCAACCAGTCGGCTCTGCGCAACAAGAGCAATCCCGGCGACCCCGTTGTCAGCGGCAGCTTCGAGTCCGTCCTCGAGCTGCGCACCATCGGCTACTGGCTCAAGCTGCTCTTTGGCGCGCCCACCACCGGCAAGGCCGTCACCACCCAGCCGGTCAACATCACCGGCGTCACCGTCCACCACGCCTCCAGCGACTGCACGACAGGCGCCGGCACGCTGGACTTCACCAGCAGCGGCACCACCCTGACTTGGGCGCCGCAGGGTGGGGCTGCCGGCACCCCGGTCAACGTCGGCGCCGGCGGCAGCTTCACGCTGGAAGGCGGCGGCGGCGGCAAAAGCATCCGCATCACCGTCAATGCCGCGGATCTGCCCGTCGGCAACGCCAGTGATGCCACCATCAACGTCTCCACCACGCTGAAGGCTCACGTTTTCCCGATCAACACCACGCTGCGTCCCAGCGCCCTGATCGAGGCCCAGCACAGCGACCTGACCAAGTTCTACCGCACCCTTGGCCTCAAGGTCGGCGAGCTGGGATGGGATGTCCTGGCCAACGACCAGAACATCCGCGGCACCGTCATGGCCGCCGTCGAAACCGTCGAGGGCTCCGCCTTCGACGCCAACCCCACGGTCCTGGGCCCGGTGCGGGCCTGCAGCGGCAAAGGCCGCATCTACGACGGCGGCACCGGGCTGGGCACCGTCGTCGGCGGCAGCGTCAGCGTCAACAACAACCTGACCGGCTACCCCTGTGCCGACGGCCTGGAAGGCTACGGCTTCATCGATAACGGCGAGCTGGCGATCGGCGGCTCGATCCGCACCGTGTTCGACGGCGCCGGGGCCTATGAAAAGGCCCGCGACGGCACCAGCACCCGACTGCGGCTCGAAACCGCAGCACCGGTCGGCGCCGACACCTTCAAGCTGGTGCTCGATGCGCCGACCGTCGAGCTGACCGAAAACATGCCGCCGAAAACCGGCATGTCCGGCCTCTTCGCGGATCTCGCCTGGTCGGTGCACAAGGGCACCGATCCGGAGGTCTACCTGGTCAATGACGTGACGGCTTACACGTAAGGGAGTGACATGCAGAAAAAAATGATGCTTTCGCTGAAACCCCTGCAGGACACGCGCTGGGAGAAGCACGAGCCGACCGGAGTCGAATTCCAGATCGCACCGCTGCCCGCCACGCTGGACGATGAACTGTCCCGCAAGCACTCCGACATCTACGGCAACGTGCAGTCGATGGCCTTCGCCCACGAAGTGGCGCCGCACATCATCAAGGGCTGGCGCGGCGTCGGCGAGAACGGGGTCGAGATCCCGGTCAACCATGAAAACCTGAAGCGATTCGTCGAAACTCACGGCATCACGATCATGCCCTGGGTGCTGCGCCGGTCGCGGAGCCTTGACTTCTACCGTGAGCAGGAGACCGCGGCCGCAAAAAACGACTGACCGCCCGATCGCGATGGGAGCATGCGAAAGGGTGGGATTTCATCGAGGCGGTCCGGAAGTCCGGCCGCGCAGTGGACCCGGCGGACATGCCGCCGGCGCTGGAATGGGAGCGTCCGGTTTGGGAGCTTTACGAAAGATTGTCGAACCAGTGGCGCACCGGCTTCAGCGGACGCACCGGTCTGGATTACGGCCCCTTCATCAGCGTGATGCAGGCGAAGCAGTGGGATATCGATCTGGGCACGCAGCTGCTGCGCGCCATCGAGCATGAGATTTTGAGCCGGGACCCGGATGAGCCAGGAACATAAGATCGGCCTCGACATCGAGGCCACCTACTCGGACAAAGGGGCCGAAGCGGCCAAGCGCGACCTGCGCGACCTTGAGAAAGAGGTCAGCAAGGCCGGTACCACGGCGCGGGATACCGCCAGGCACCAGGAAGGGCTGGCGGCTGCCGTCTCAGGCGTGAAGATGGCTGCGGCTGCCGCTGCGGTCACCTTCGGCGGCCTGGCGCTGGCCACCACCACCCTGGCGCGCTCATGGGCGCGCAGCGCCGAGCAGATCGGCAACCTGCACGAGAAAACCCGCATGTCGATCGAGGATCTGTCCTTGATGCGACACGAGGCCGATTCCAGCAATGTCAGCCTGGAAAAACTCGCTACCGGCCTGAAGAATCTCTCGGTCCGGATGTACGAGGCCAACAACGGCAACAAGCAGGCGCAGACCCTGTTCAGGGCGCTGGGTGTCGAATACACCGATGGCGCAGGCCGTTTGCGCAACGCGCGCGATGTCATGGATGACGTAGCCACGGCGCTGTCCAGCATGTCATCGGCCGAAGAGGCGGCGGCTGTTTCATCTAAGCTCCTGGGGCGGGGCATTGGCGAAGAGCTGATGCCCTATCTCAACCAAGGCGGCGACAAACTCCGCGCCATGCGCGAGGAAGCGGAGGCGCTGGGTTACAAGATGGACGCCGAGACGGTGAAGGCCGTCAAGGCCATGAATGACAACCTGAAAACCCTGACGACCACGGCCGAGGGGGCTGCCGGTCGCATTGCCGGCCCTCTACTGCAATCGGTGGCGCTGGTCACCCGGCAACTGCTCGATGGCATTGTTGCGACTGGCGGATTCTGGCGCGGCATCAACGCCCTGGCCAATCTCGACAAGTTCGGATCGACGCCTGCCGAGCGGATCAAGAACGCTCAGGCCGAGATGAAAAATATCAACGACTGGCGCGGGAACCTGGAAGGCTTCGATGGCTGGGGGGCCAAATGGCTGCGCGACGTGCTGGGCATCCGTGAAAGCGGGGTTATGGATGTTGAGGGGCTGTCGAAACTGCAGCAGCGGCGGGAGGTCGAGGAATGGATGGCGGGGCGCGACACTGGCGATGTCTGGAGCCGTCGCAGCGCGCCGCGTGCCGCGTTGCCGCCCGCCACCGCTCAAGGAAAAACCGGCTCTCGCCGAGCCCCCGCCAAAACCCGGCAGCAGCAGCTGGAAGAGCAGGACCGCCGCAACTGGGTGCGCCATGCGGACCAGGTCTTCGCCGACGCCGATCGCGAAAACCTCGCCACCGCTCGCGATGCCGACATTCGCATCAGGGAGCAGCAGCGCGAAGCCGAGGCCCTGGATAAGCTCGCCCGCAGCTATCGGGACATGATCGATCCGATGCAGCCGCTGCGCCGGCAGCTGGCGGAGCTCGACAAGCTATTCGCGGCCGGGAAAATTTCTTCCGATGAATACACCGAGGGCATGTTCAACGTCCAGAACAGGATGGAAGACCTCAACGTCCAGGCCAAGGAGCTGAAGGACGACGGCCTCGAGGACCTAAAAAATGCCCTGCACGGCTGGGGGCGCGAATCCTCCCGTGAGATCGGGCGCATGGTGGTCGACGGCGAGTTCAACCTCAAGCGCCTCGGCAACGCCTTCAAGAATCTGGCGGCCGACATCATCGCCTCCCAGGTCCAGAAGCAGTGGATGGATCCGCTGGTCAAGGCCGGCACCAGCTGGCTGGGCGGGCTGTTCGGTGGTGGTGACAGCGGCGTGGATACCAACATCGCCAACGCCAACGCCCTGGGCAACGCCTACGGCCCCCAGGGCATGGTCCCCTTCGCGATGGGCGGCATCGTCCGCCGGCCCACGCTGTTCAAGTTTGCCGACGGCGGCACGCTGCGCAACGGCCTGATGGGCGAGGCCGGCGAGGAGGGCATCCTGCCGCTCAAGCGCGGCCGTGACGGCAAGCTCGGCGTGATCGCCGCCGGCGGCGCCGGCAACATCCGCGTCGAGATCATCAACCAGGGCGCGCCGCAGGAAGTCGTCAGCGCGCAGCCGAGCTTCGACATCGACGGCATGGTGGTTCAGATCGTCACCCGCGACCTGCGCCAGGGCGGCCCGATCCGCGGCTCCGTCGAATCCCTGATGAGGCCGGTGAGCTGATGGCGACGTTTCCCACCGCGCCGGTGCTGCTCTTCGAGGGACTCTCCCGCGCCCCGGAGCCGGCCGTGCGCCGCAGCGACATGGAATCCGGGCCGGCGAAGCAGCTCAAGACCAAGTCGCGCGTCCTTCATGTCCGGCCAGTGGTTTATCTCATCACCTCAAAAACCGACCTCGATGCCTTCGAGACCTGGTTCGAGGACACCATCAACATGGGCGCAGACTGGTTCGACTGGACCGACCCCTATGACAGTGCCGTCAAGTCCGCCCGGATCAAGGATGGCGCGATCAGCCTGGTGCCGCAGCGCAAGGTGCTCGACCGCTGGAAACTCAGCTTCGAGATCGAGACCTGGGGGCGCTGATGACCAAGGCCTACACCGCCAATTTCAAGGAGAAGACCGGATCAACCTCGGGCGAGGAGCCGGTCTACCTGCTCGAAATCACGCATCCACAGCTCGCGCAGCCGGTGAGGGTGGCCAGGGATACCCAGGATCTTTACCGGGGCGTCCGTTTTTCCCTCCCCGGCACCTCCGGCAACTACGCCAGCACGCCGGATAGTGCGGCGGTGTCGATTACTGGCGACATTGATTTGAGAGTAAGGGCTGCGGCGGATGATTGGACGACGGTTGGCTCTCAATACCTTATCAGCAAGTTTCAGGGGCAGGCGCCCTACATTTCGGATTTTTCGTTTCGATTCAATGTAGATGCATTGGGCCGATTGGCTTTCGGAAAAAGCACCAACGGCCTCGTCGGGACGATCAGCACGGCCACATCATCCGTTGCCATCGGTGCGGCTGACGGTGATGCGAAATGGCTGCGAGTGACCCATGCCATCGCGACCGGCCAGACGATTTTCTACACGTCGGACGATGGTGTTACTTGGACACAACTGGGCTTGACGAGGACGATTGGCACTGGCGCGATTTTCGATTCCACGTCTCAGATCGAAATCGGCTCGAATCAGAACGGTGCAGAGCGGTTTGCCGGTAAGGTCTACTCCGCCGAAGTCCGCAACGGCATCGACGGCCCGGTGGTTGCGCGGTTTGATCCTTCGGCGGATGCGCAGCCCGGTGACACCAGTTTCGTGTCGTCCACCGGAGAAACCTGGACGATTAATCAGTCGGGCGGCAATCCGGCGGTCATTGATGCCGACGAAACCTACGTCGCCATGAACTTCGACATCCAGCTCCCCGACGACCTGCAGGGCAAGCTGCCGCGCGCGCCGATCCGCATCGACAACGTCGGCCGCGAGCTGACGCAGTGGATCGACGAGTCCAACGGCGGCCGTGGCGCGCAGGTGCGGGTGATGCAGGTCATGCGCGACGATCCCGACACGCTGGAATACGACGTGACCATGGATCTGCTATCGGTGCGCCAGAACGCCGCACACGTCACCGGTGAGCTGGGGTACGAGGACACGCTCAACCTGCCGGCGCTGGCGCAGACCTACCGCCCCGACAACACGCCGGGGATCTTCTGATGCCTCACTGGTCCGAAAAATACGTCGGCAAGCCCTACATCGAGGGCGAATTCGACTGCGCCCACTTCGTCGAGCTGGTCCTGCGCGAGCAGTTCGGCCGAGAGCTGAACCTGCCCAAGGAACACGCCGGCGACTACCGAGCCCAGCAACGGCAAATCGACACCGAAAAAGCCCAGTACGCCGAGCCGGTGGCGATCCCGCGCGAGGGCGACGGCGTGCTGATCGTCAGCCGGGGCCGCGCCGAACACCTGGGCGTGTACTGCGAGATCCACGGCACCGGCTACGTGCTGCACAACTTCCGCGCCGCGGGCCGCGTGTGCCTGCACCGGATCCGCAGCCTGCCGGCGCAGGGCATGGCCTTGGCGGGGTATTACCGGTGGATCTGAGCGAACAGCGCCGCTTGCCTGCCGCCCCGGTGGCCGTCTGGTCACCGCATCCGCTGCAGCCTGCAGCCTGCCGCGAGCTGATCCACGCCGAGCTGTATCCCGGCGAAACCCTCGGCGACTACCTGCGCCGCATCGGCCTGTGGCCGAAGATCGCCCACCGCGCTGTCCGGGTGGCCATCAACGGAGCCCAGGTGCCGCGCTCAATGTGGCCGCACTGCCGTCCGAAGCCGGGGACGCTGATCGAGATCCGCGCCGCGGTGGCCGGTGGCGGCGGTGGTGGCGGCAAGAACCCGCTGAAGACGGTGCTTTCGATCGCGCTGATGGTGATGGCGCCCTATGCGGCCGGATTCCTGCAGACGGGCGCTTGGGTTGCTGCGACTGGCTTCCAGGGCGCATTGATGACGGCCGGGATCAGCATCGCCGGCAGCATCGCCATCAACGCCGTCTTCCCGCCCCCGAAACCCAACCTGTCCCGCGCCCAGGGCGGCTTCGGCCAGGAGTCCCCGACCTATTCCCTGAGCGGCGGCAGCAACCGCATGCGGCCGTACGAACCGATGCCGGTGATCATGGGCGTGCACCGGGTGTTTCCCGATGCGGGAGCGAAGCCCTACACCGAGTTCGAGGGCGAGGATCAGTATCTCTACCAGGTCTTCGATTTCGGCTACAACGATCTCGAGCTGTCCGACTACCGCATCGGCGCCACGCCGCTGGTCAACTTCAGCGGCTATGAACTGCAGGAGTCGGGCCCTGACGGCAAGCTGACGCTGTTCCCGGCGAACGTCGACGCCCAGCCCGGCGCCGCGCTGACTGCTGCCGGCGGCTGGATCCAGCGCACTTCCAGCATTGATGCCACGGCACTGGCGGTGGAGATCACCGGCGCGCAGTATTCTGTGAACGCCTCCACCGGCCAGATCGGCGGGCTCTCACGCACGATCCAGATCGAATACCGCGCTGTTGGCAGCCCGACCTGGTTGCCTTTCGGCAGCTCTGGGATCACCTTCTACTACACGCACTACTGGAGCGCCGGCCGCTGGCTCGAGGATGACGAGGGCAACAACCTCGGCTGGCGACAGGTGGACAGCGGCACCACGACCTTCGGCGACCACACCGAGGGCCAGTTCTACGGCACGGAGCAGCCCGATCCCGAAGGCCCGGTGTTCAACCTCGTCTGGCGCTGGCGGCCTTACACCGAGATCAATGGCGGAACCGCCGGCGGTGCGCTGACCGAAACCGCGCCCGCGCAAGGTTATACCGAGCCCGCGGGGCAGTTCACGCTCACCAACGCCTCCCGAAAGCCGGTGCGTCGCACCTTCCGGCGCACGGTTGCGGCCGGTCAATACGAGGTACGCGTGCTTCGGGTCAGCCCCGATGACACCGGGGATTTCAATTTCTCCGAACTGGCATGGTCGGCGCTGCGGACGTACCAGCCGGACGCGGCGGACTACACCGGGCGCAAGCGCGTGGCGCTGAAAATCAAGGCCTCGGGCCAGCTCAACGGACAGGTCGACCAGTTTTCCGCGATCGCGAAGGCGAGGACCGAAGTCTGGAACGGCGCCGCCTGGGTGACCCAGCACACCTCGAATCCGGCCTGGTGGGTGCTGGCCGCTGCACGCGGGAAGATGGTCGGCGGCCGCCGCATGTGGGGCGCGGGCCTGGACGACGCACGCATCGGCCTCGAAAATCTCAAGGATTTCGGCGCATGGTGTGATGCGAAGGGCTTGAGTTTCAATGGCGTCTTCGACACACCCCTGTCGGTGCAAGACATGCTTGACGCGATCGCACTCTGTGGCCGCGGCACGGTCAGCAACGGGAGCGGCAAGCTGGAGGCGGTCTGGGATGCGCCTGACCAGCCTGTGGTGGCGGTCATCGGCATGAGCAACATCAGGCTCGACAGCTTCGAGATCGAGTACACCACCGAACAGCTCGCCGACGAGTTTGTCCTGTCCTTCATCAATCCGGAGCTGGACTGGCAGCGCGACGTCGTGCGCCAGCTCGCCCCCGGCGTCACCACGCCGCTGCGCAGCCGGCAGATCGAACTCTTCGGCTGCACCAGCAAGGACCAGGCCGGCCGCGCCGCCAATCTCTACATCGCCACCAATGAATTCCGCGCCCGGCGCTACAAGTGGCGCATGGATTGGGAGGCAATGCCACTCTCGCGCGGCGAAGTGGCGGCGTTTTCGCACGATCTGGCCAGCTACGACTTTTCCGGTCGGCTGATCGCCGGCAGCACGGCCAGCGTGCTGAAGCTGGAGCGCCAGGTGCCGCTCGACGCCAGCGGCGGGTGGGTCACCCTGGTCAAGCCCGACGGCACCTTCGCCACGCATGCGGTGCAGGCGGGAGTCGGCGACAGCGATACCCTGACGCTGGCCGAGGCTCTGGCCTTCAACCCCGGCGCGGATCCCGATCATCCGCCCTGTGATTACCGCTGGCTCTACGGCCACAGTGCCAGCCCGGGCCGCAAGGTCAAGATCGATGCCATCCGGCCGGTGGGTTACGACACCGTCGAGCTGACCGCGATCGACGAAGACCCGGAGTTCTACCAGGCCGAGAGCGACAGCTACCTCTACAACACCACGCGCCGGATCTTCGGCACGCCGGAGATCAGCAACCTGCAGCTCGTTGAAGACGGGGTGCGGGCCGGCAACGGCTACCTGGTCAATGTCACCGCGTTCTGGGATGCAGGCAACGATTACTCGTTCGCCGAGGTAAGGGTGTCGGTCAACGGCGGGCCGCTGGAACTGTATGGTGAAACGCGCGGGCGCAGCTTCGACTTCACCGTCAACGATCGCTCGACGGTGCTGGTGGAGGTCACCGCCTGGTCGAGCCTGGGACGACTCAGCGGCCGCTTCGTGCGCGCATCCGCCACGAAGGCCATCGACTTTGCAGGGCTGTTCCGGCCATCCGTGGTGGCGAGCTTCGGGCTGTCCGGCAGCAGCTTCAACTGGCCGGCATCGGCGGAGGTGGATGTTGTCGGCTACCGCATCCGCTTTCACCTCGGGAATCGCCGCACCTGGGATGACGCCTCGCCGCTGCATGACGGCCTGATCACCGAGTCGCCGTACACGCCCAACGCCATACCCTCCGGGTTGGCCAGTTTCGGCATCAAGGCGGTGGATGCCGCCGGTCTTGAATCTGCGGATGCCGCCTGGGTAGTGGTCAACCTCGGCGACCCGGCGATTAACAACGTGATCGAGACCATCGACCTGGAAGCGCTCGGATTCCCCGGCACGATCACCGGCGGCAGCATCGTCGGGGATGACGTGGTGGCCAATACCGAAACCGCGTTCTACGGCCCCGGCGACGCCGCCCCGATATACACCACGGAC